TGTGGCAAACATCCTCTTACAGGACATTTTTTTGTTGGAACTAAATCTGTTTTTAATAAAGAAAATCCAAAAGTTTGTACAAATCATACGGTTATTGATGCTTGGTATGATGGTGATTTAGCAGATAAATTACACATGGCATTGAACATGTTTGCAGGTCTCGGTATTGAGGGGGTAATACAAGGAGATTTGATGTTTACAAAGAAAGATGTCAAAACAGAGACTGTTCATGGTGAAAAATTATATACATTTAGACCTAATACTATCACCTATGGTATTCCTGTAGATCATGAGATAGGTAAAAAAATTAAAGATGCACAGATTGGTGTAGTATTTCATACCAGTTACGTTGGTGATAGACTTTCCAGTCTACTAGCAAGAGCTGGTGCAAATATTAAATCATTCAATCCTATGACTGAAGTGGTAGTGATTAATAATGATACTCCTATGCATAAAGTAGGGTTAAATCACCAAGAAGAAGTCAAGTTTGATAAACATGTATCAGACATAGAAGCAATGTGTAAAAAGTGTGGTGATTTTCTTGATGAATTGGTTACAAATACAGGTAAAACAGGTGATGAAAAATGGCATGTAGCATCATATTTAAAACCATTCTTTAATGCTGAGATAAAAGCAGCACGTACTATTAATAGTGCTGATGCAGCGTTTGAAAATCTCTATAATTTTTATTATGATAAGACTACAGCGATGCTTGATAAGATTAAAACAGCGTCAACAAAGGCACAGAAGAGTAAGTTAGTACATAATAGTCAGAATTATCTAAGAGATAACGTATATAAATTCAAGTCAATGCTTAATCTTTATAAAGAATTACAGACAGTCAAGCAAATGGTTATTGATAAACTAGATCATCTGGAAACTTTTAGAACATTTGCTCAAACTGACAAAGGATATAAAGTTACAGGACCTGAAGGGTATGTACTACATAGGAACGGTGACATGATTAAGTTTGTTAACCGTTTAGAGTTTTCTTACATTAACTTTACTTTGGCAAAACAATGGCGTTAAAGGGTAAAAGATGCTACTTTACATTTGGTAGGTTTCAACCTCCTACTTCTGGACACAAAGACAACTTTGCTGGTGTAAAGAAAGCAGCTGGTGCTGATGATTATCGTATATACATCTCTCAAAGTCATGACGCTAAGGGCACTAATCCTTTACCACCAGATAGAAAATTGTTTTGGATAACTAAAATGTTTCCAGAGCATAGAGGTAAGTTTTATAGCGGTCCTAGAGAACCAGTTGCTATCATGCAAGATTTAATGATGGGAGGATACGATGAAGCGGTGTTTATGGTAGGTTCTGATAGGGTTGGTGCAATGCAATGGTTACATAAATACAATGGCAATGATAAAGATTTTTCATTTCGTGTTTTACAAATAGTATCTTCTGGTAGTAGAGATGCAGATGGTGATACCTTTGCAGTATCTGGTACTAAGATGAGAAGAGCAGCATTTGCTGGTGACTTCAAAGCATTTCGTGCAGGTATACCAAAAACACTGAATGATAAAGACTGCTACGCTATGATGGTAGAAATTGCATCAAATTTACCAGCAAATTTTAAATGAAAACATTTCAAGATTTCCAAGAATCTGCTTGGCAACGTAAAGAAGGTAAGAATAAATCTGGTGGACTCAATGAAAAGGGTCGCAAGTCTTATGAACGTGAGAATCCTGGTAGTGATTTAAAAGCACCACAACCTGGTGGAGGACCTAGAAAAAGATCTTTCTGTGCTCGCATGGGTGGGGTCAAAGGACCTATGAAAGATGAGAAAGGAAGACCAACCCGTAAGGCACTAGCACTACGGAAGTGGAAATGCTAAATGAAAAATTTTAGAAAACTACGTGAACAGGCACTCAGACAACAGTACCGTAAGAAAGAAGTATTTGTTGAGGGTGATTACATAATGAATGCTACCACAGGACAAAAAGGTAAGATCCACAGAGCAGGTGTTAACTATGTTATATGTGTTACTGAGGATGGTGAAATGTTCCGTGCGTGGGTAAAGGATATTAGAGATATAAATAGAACCTAGAAGACTGTCTAAAAGTATAAAATGGATAAACAGAGAGCCGTTAATACTGTCACCGCAAATGACGAGTATTCAAAACAATTGATGAAAATGTATGAGAACTGGATGGGTGGCGAATGCTTCCAAGGTTCTAACATTAAAGAGGAAGAGATTCCTACGGGACAGAAGCAAGGTGGTGGAACTGGTGCAGCATTTAAGTCTGCTATCGGTGAGTTACCTGCTATAGAGTACGATAAGTCTGGTGCTATTCCTACTCCAAGTGTTGTAAATTCTGATGATGGTAGTCAAAAAGACCCCAAATCAAATGCAAATCCTGGTGAACCCCCTGTTGCTCTCAAGGGTACAATGACAATTGGACAAGGATCTATGTCAACTGGTCAACCACAATCACATGGTGCTCAGTTGAAGAACATGACTTTGGTTTCTAAGGAACAAGTTGAAATTGATGGCGAAATGTACGTCATTGAGAAGGCAAAAGGTCTTGATGGTAAGGCATGTTGGAAAGGATACAAACTTGCAGGTACTAAAAAGAAAGGTGGAAAGACTGTTGACAACTGTGTTAAAGCAGGTTTTGAACCAGAAGGTGAGCAGTTAGAAGAAAAGAAAGCAAAGAAAGATTATGATGGAGATGGCAAGGTAGAGTCTGGTAAGGACGAGTACTTTGGATCCAGAGACAAGGCTATCAAGAAAGCGATGGCTAAGAAAGGAATGAAGAAGGAAGAGATTGAGAATCTATTTGCTGAAATAGAAGAGCACCATGAAAAAGATAAGGATGGTAATACAATACCTCATAAAGAGGAAGTGAAAACTGAAGAATGGAAGTCAGAAGCTAAGAAGATGACTTCTAAGATTATGTCATACTATGGAAAGAAGAGAGATTCGTGAACATCTAAAGAAACTCAAACAAATTAAACGTGATTTAAAAAGAGATCCTAAAGGTACTCCTTTAAGAAAAAAAGATAGAATCAGACATGAAAAACCTTAAACAATTTAGAGAAGATTCTGGCTACGCTGCTAAAATCAAAGCTAAAAAAGAACTAAAATTGAAGAAGGGTACTACATTAAAGATAATGCCACAAGTCCCTGAGAAACCTGATAAAGCATTGGGTGTTAAGGAAGGCAAGGAATCTTGTAGTGAAGGTAACTACTATTGTTTTGATGAGAAAAAGTGCAAACCTATACCAAAAGGTACGAAGGTAGGTAAGGATGGTATGCTTGTCAAGGAAGCTTCATTAGCACAAGCAAAAAGAAATATCGGTAGAGATCCTAAGAAAAAGACATGTTGGAAGGGTTACAGAGCTCAAGGAACTAAGATGAAAGGTGGTAAATCTGTACCAAATTGTGTACCAGCATAAACTGGTATAAATATAACACTATATAATATAACAATATTGTTTTAATTATGACTAAATTTTTACTCCCATTCGCCATCAAAATCATTGATGCAGCAGTAGACAAGATCCCAGAGGATCTAGAAGATAAACTTAAGGAGTTTGTTATTGGACTACTTAAGAAGGCAGCAGCTAAATCAGGTAACAAAGTAGACGATCAACTAGTAGAAGCACTAGAGAAAGCACTATTTGAATAAATAAAACTAGAAAATAGTCTTAAATTGGAGAAAAGCCCATGCCTCTTTGGGGAGCAACAGACTCAGATGAGTCAAAGCCTAAGTTTCTGACAGACGAACAGAAGAAGTTAGTTTACGCTACAAAGTCTGGTTGGGTGTTAGAAAATGGTGCATTAACAGGTAACGATAATCCTAACGCAGATCCAGAGATTCTGGTTGCAATCGGAGAACTCGCTACAAGTATCGGAAGTGCAGACATTACCGAGATTGAGTTCATCACAACAGCATTTGATAAATCAGATGGTGGAACTATACAGGTAAGAGTAAGATTCAACGAAGAAGTTGATGTAACAGGTACACCACAACTTACAGTTGTCAACGATACAAATGCCAATCACACATTGTCATATGCTTCAGGCACAGGCAGTAACGAATTGGTATTCTCACTCACAATTGCTGCTGGTAATGCCGCAACTGATGATGGTGACGTACTATCAATAGGTGCAAACGCAGTTGCACTTAACGGTGGAACAATTAAGGATAAGGGTACAAACACCGCATCCACAATTACTAACGTTGCTTCAATTGGAACTGCTGCTGGTACAATTACTGTCACTGCATAACAACCTACATAATATAGAATAAAATGATTGATGAAGTTTTCTGAACTGAATGAAAATAATTATGTAATTTTTGCAATTAAGAATTACGAAAACCCTCACGCAGTCACCAAGGAAGATTTTGAAGAAGATCTGAAAAGATTCAAATGGGTAAAGAGGCTTTTGAAACGCTACAAAACTACTGGCGTTTTGAAAGCCCATTTACTTATTAACCACTTCATAATCCTTTATAATGTTTTTGGTGAGGCCGCGACTCCTCTTCTGTTTTTCAAGATAGATAAGGATTTATGGCCTGTTGTTAAAACATTTGTTGTATACTTAGGAAGATTCCCTGAGTATCCTAAGTCGGCACTACATGATGTGCCTATGGATGATACCTGTTTGCAGTGTCTCAAGGAATTATGAAGACCTTTAATGCGTTTATAGATGAAATGATGACTGCTGGTACAGGCGGTTTCACTTCTGCTGCAAATGCAAAAGGGCCAGTGGCTGGATATGATCTACCGTTTAGTGGTATGATAATGAGAAGGTGGAAAGAAGCGGCTAATAAAACAAAAAAGAGAAATGGACGTTAACTCCGCAATATTAGAAAGATTAGAAAAAGTTGTCTCAACCTTACAGGAAAATTCTGTGAAGATGGGGCAACTTCTTGCTGTGCATAATGAGAAGTTAGATAAGCAAGACCGTATAGATGCAGTGCTATTTGAGAAAGTAGAGAGTGTTCATCGTGAAGTCACTAGGAAATCTGATGAAATTAAGAAAGGATGTGAGAGAGATATAAGAAAGGTAGATGAACGTCTAAGACTTATGGAAAAGAAGATGTGGACGATTGCTGGTGGCATCGGTGTCATATCAATACTAGTCAGTCCTATGGGTCAAAGATTCATCAAGGGGTTGCAAACTCAACAAAATTCTGTTATACTAGAAACACACAAAGTGGTTGATCTTGGATCTAGTAGACACAAAGTAC